CCGGGAGTGGCGAACGAAGAACACGCTCAGGGCTCCATCAGCAGCGAGATGTCGAGGTCGTCGCAGCCGCTGGCCGTGAGGCGCAGCGTCACGACGTTGCCGTTCAGGTCAGCTGCCGGGAGATCCAGGCGGTAGACCCCGTTGGCGACTTCTGTCACGGCGCCCAGCGTGCCCGCACCAAACGAGCCGTTGTCGATCAACCGCGTGGCCGTGACCGTCTTGCCCGTCGCGGGGTTGTGCGTCGTGCTGTCGGTCATCACGAAGTGGAAGTTGCTCAGCGCAACGTTCTTCTTGAGGCGGGCCTGGATCGCCACGCTACCCGTGCTGTCGATGCCGAGGGCGGGGAAGTTCGGCGGACGGGTGTAGACCGCGGCGCCGACGACGTCGATGCCAGAGGTCGTCGACTTGCCTGTGAAGAGCAGTGAATCGGCCGCGGTCTCGGCCTGGGTCAGGTCGAACAGGTACCAGCCGGGGGCGTTCGTCGAGCTGACTTCGGTCGCCGATGTATCGCCCAGCACAGTTGCAGAGCCATGGTCCTTGGAAACGTAGGCGGTGAGGTTTGCGGCGTCGCCGGTCTTGGGGCCGCCGGTGGCACGGTCGAGCGCGAGCAGCGCGATCTTCTGGGACGCGACGTTCTTAAACATTTCGGTTTCCTCGCTGATAGAAGTAGCGCAGGCCGGCCTTGGCCGAAGAGCCTCCGCCTGTGCGCGTAACGGGGTGGGCGATACCGCTGTTCGTCACGCCGCCGACCAAGCTGAGAGACCGGCTGCCCCCCAGGCTCGTGAGGTCGGTGGTGTCGCGCATCGGGAAGCCGTCAATGTGGTTGGCGCGCGTTTCTCCCAGCGCGCCTGCGACCAGCGCGTCGTAGTCGCTGTCGTCCAGTGCCCGGCTATAGAAGTGCGCCTCGGCGACACTGCCGGTGAGCCAGATGGAGGGGGCGCCGGCGTTGTTGATCCAGTACGCACCGATGACAACGCGGTCGTGGTTCGTGATGTCGTCGAGCATCGACGCACCGTTCGTCGACTCGACGTTCGAGCCGAAGTAGACCTTGCGGCTGGTGAGGCTCTCGAAGACCACCATCATCAGCTGCATCGTCGAAGGGCTCAGATGCGGTGTGGTCGACTTCTGCGCCGCGTTGTTGGTACCGGGATTGCGCAGGTACGCTTCCTTGTTGGCGCCGAAGCCCGTGAACCACCCCATCGCAGCGCGGTCACCGTTGGACTGGCCCTGGAGGATGGCTACCTGGTTGCTCACGCCCGTTGAGCCGGCGACCCAGAGCGTCATCGTGAACGGGAAGCTGGTGGCGATCTTGGCCGCGTGTACCAGGTACCCAGTGCTGCCGTTGAGTGCGAGAGCCATTACGCGGTCCTCAAGAAGTAGAGGCCGGACGCTGAGGTCGGGAGGACGACGACCCCCTTCAGGGCCGGCACGTAGTCGATGCGGCCGTTGAGGCCGCGGGTGCTCGACGAGGACGCTGGTAGCGACGCGCCGCCAGCGGAAAGGATGCTCATATCCCACGTCGTGGTGCCGTTAGGCGTGATCACGTAGACCCGACCGGCAGTCGCCCCGATACCGCAGTAGAAGAGGAACCTGTCGTTGTCGGGGTCGTAGCACATGCCCCCGTACTGCGGCGTGTCGGCGGCGAACTGGGTCAGTGCGGCGCTGGCGTTGAACGTGATCGCGGTCATCACGTTGGTGGTCGGATCGAAGATCGCGGCGTTCACCTGCACGGGCGCGTTGTTGGCGCCCTCACCGTCCGCCCAAGCCAGGCCGAAGAGCCGGCTACGGAGCGTGTCCAGGCACCAGGGGCGACGCACCCAGCCGGCGACGACGGTCACGCCGGGGTTTGACCAGGCGCCCGTGCTGGCGGTCCACTTGCGCGCACCGAGCGCCGGACTCAGGAACGACCAGCCGTCGCCCGAGGCATCCAGCACTTCGCCATACCAGCCGGCCGGTGCGTTCGAGAACGTGCCGGCCGCGTCCCACAAGTTCGTGTCCGGGTTGAAGCCGTCCACCGTTGGCGATTGCGGTGGGCCGTCGCCGTAGATGTAGCGCGCGCCGAGCGCGACGATTCGGTTGCGTGCCGCGGACCAGTGGATGTGCTTGTACGTGTGGCGCGACGCGGGCTTGCCGTCGGGGTTGTAGGCCCCGTCGAACGTCACGCTCGACGACGGGTCACCGCCGGGTGAACGGAGCGCCCACGCCGGCGCGTTGTCGGTCAGTCGCAGGCCCACAACACGGTTGTCGGAGTAGCCGTGACCACCAGCCAGCGCGATGAACAGTTCGCTCGTGTCCGGCCGCAACGTGAAGCAGCCGAACTCGTCCACGGGCGCGCCGCCCGCGCCCGTGGTCCCCGAGATGGCGGTCCACTGATTCAGCGCGAGACCGGCACGCCAGGCGGGGAGCGACTCTGCGCGCCCACGCCCGAACGCTGTGCGCGGGCCGTTGAAGACCACAGCATCAGCCTTCGGTGACGGCCGTGGCGGTCGTCAACTGCGGGGTCACGCCAGACGACACTGAGATGTTCGGCGTCACGGTGCCACTGTAGAGGATCTTCGTGGCACCGCTGGAGGCCACGCCGACCGACCAGTGGGTGATCGTGTTCGTGCCACCCGTACAGGCCGGGAAGCTGATCGCCGCGGCCGGCGAGACCGAGCTACCCGTGACGGTCCAGCCGCCCGTGGTGCGGGCCACGGCGACGCGGGCGTAGCTCGTGTACGTCGCCTCGTTGGAGCTCTGCGTGCCGGCGTCCGTGGGGTCGGCCGTGTGCAGCGCCACGAACAGGTTCGTCAGCGGGGCCGCGGCCGCGTTGTCGAGCAGGTTGGCGATGGCGGTCGCGTTGAAGATCGACTTCAGGAAATCGTTCTCGAAGGTAGCGCCTTTTCCGGCCATGATGTTCTCCAGGGAAAGTTAGAGGCCGCCGTAGGCGACGATGCGGGTCTTGTGGCGCGCGCGGCGCTGCTCGGCCTGGACTTCGAAGCAATAGGTTTCGAAGTCGGTCTTGAAGGCAGTGGCCTTGGTCTTGTCGAAGGCCTCGGCGTCCTGCTTGCTGTAAGCCAGGTGCTTGATCCACAGCAGCAGGTGGCGGTGGTGCTCTTCGCCGATCTCGAACGGCTCGTCGTCGTCCGAGACGGTGGTGATGGGCAGGCGGAACACGTTGAGCCGCACCGTGGTGGTTTCGGCGGCCTTCGGGTACAGCCTGGCGAAGTTGACCGAGCCGCCGGTGATCAGCGCGCGGAGCGTGCCGGGGCGGCCGTCGAAGTACCAGCCGCGCTTCGGCATCTCTTCGGGGCTGACGATGTCGATCGCGCGGCCGGTGTCGACCCGCAGTGCAGAGCGGATCTGCTTGACGCTCGGGTGCAGCGCCACACGCTCATCGTCCGGCACGATGGCCAGCTCGACGACCGCTGGCGTGAAGTCATCCGCGATACCGTCGGTCTTCCGACAGAACATCTTCTGGGCGTCGTCGGCGTGCCGATAGAACTCGTCGTCGCTCCACAAGTGGGGCTCTTCGAGGTCGTTCATCTCGGCGCGGAAAACCTCCAGCAGCTCAGACGGCAGCACGGCGATTCCTTACTTGCCCGCCTTGAGCTCGGCCCAGAGCTTGTCGCGCTCTTGCGCGGAGACCGTGAAGCCCACGCGCTCGCTGAGCACCTTGTTGTGCGGCGTGCCGGCGGCGGTGAACTCCTCGCGCACGTTCGCGGCGGCCATGTCTTCCATGGCGGTGCGGATCAGCAGCACGCGGTCTTCGCCCTCGGGGATCTCGACCTTCTTCACTTCGGGCTCGTCTTCCTCTTCGGCCGGCAGCGCGCCGATGGCGATGGCCTCGGCCTTCACGCGCGGCGGGACGTGCGTGGCCACGCCCTTCTTGAACTCGATCGTGTGGCCGTTGACGGACGCGAGGGTGTAGTCCCGGTTCAGGGTGTATTTCATCTTTGGCTCCTTGGAGAGCGGGGCCTCTCACGAGGCCCCGCGGTGGGCGAGCAGGCCGATCAGTTGGTCTGCACTTCGTTGCTGCGGCCGGCGATCACGTACATCAGGCGGACCGTGTACGAGCCGGTGGTGGCGTCGCCGTTGGCGTTGGCGATCGTGAGGCGCAGGTCCTCGCCCAGGCCGTTGTAGCCCGTCGGTACGAGGGCGGTACGGCCCAACGCCTTGACCGACGTGGCGGCCAGGTAGCGGGTGCCGCTGGCCGAGTCGCCGACGGCGACGGTCGCGGCGCCGGTGTCGTTCGACACCGTGTTCACGACCAGTTCGCCACCGATCACGACGGCGCCGGGCGGCAGGCCGATCGGCTCGAAGGTCGCCGAGCCGGCGGCCTTCAGGTTCGTCAGCGCGCCAGCCGTGTTGAGCATGGCGTCGTTGACGGTCCAGTTGAACTCCTGCACCAGCGGGTACTGGGCCGAGCGGTTCTTCTTCAGGGTTGCCATGACTGGCTCCTTTCAGGGTGGTTCACGCGCGAGCAGGGCGCGGCATCGCCGCGCCCTGGCCCATTACTGGGCGACGTAGGTGTTGATGACGCCGAAGTCCTCGACCGCGCCGGCCTCGTAGATCGAACCGAACTTGGGCTTCAGGAAGCCCAGGATCTTTCCGATGGAGATGCCCTGCTGGTTGTCGTAGTCGAAGCCCTTCTCGTTCCATTCGGCGTTGCCGATGTCGGCCATGCCGAGGGCTTGCGCGCCGCAGAAGATGATCTGGGAGCCTTCGACCGTGCCGCCCGCGCCGTACTTCGAGCCCGAGGCCGCGCCCACCGTGTTCGGCACATGGCGGAACTCGTGCAGGTAGATGCCGTCGATCTTGACCGTCGCGCCGGTGAACAGCGCGTCGTTCTTGTCGGCTTGGGTCGAGTGCCGCAGGTTCTGCAGGTACGTCGGGTCCAGCTTCAGCTTGGCCATCGCGTTCGGGGTGAGGAAGGCGTGGTAGGTTTCCTCGCCGCCGGCCGCGTTCACGCCACGGATGTAGCGGTTCTTGGCGTAGGCCTTCAGGTTGACGAACAGCTCCCAGGTCGGGGTGTCGGCCGCGGTGACGGCGCTGGAGGCACCGCCAGCAACCAGGGCCAGGTTGGTCTTGTCCCAGCGCAGGCGACGGCCGGCAGACGGGGCGCTGACGTCGGCGGCGAACTCCAGGAACGGGAGGTCCGAGCCAACACGCGTGGAGCCGTCGGGCTTGAGGGAATACGACCGGCCACCGAGCGTCAGGAACGCCATCTGGTCGATACGGTCGGCCAGCCAGTAGGCCAGCACGTTGCGGCTGTTGCCGCGGAACTCGACCACCGACTTCTGGTCGGCCATCTTGCCCTCGTGGCGGTTGGCGTGACGCAGCTGGTCGATGCGGATGACCTGGTCGAAGGTCTGCATCGACTCTTCGTTGCCTTCCAGCGTGCGGTCGCCTGCGACGCCGTCACCGGTCAGGTCGGCCAGCAGCGTGATCACTGCGCGGGCGCCCTTTTCGCTCTTCTTGAGCTCGGTGATGTGCTGGATCAGCGCGTTCGGGCCGTTGCCCATGAACCGGTTGACGAAGCTCATGTTGCGAGCCTGCTTCCACAGGTCCATCGACCAGATGGTCTTCTGCTCGGCGGTCAGCAAGCCGAAATTGGTGAGTGCCATGACAGGCCTCCTTCTCGAAATCGAAGTTAGATAGACGACTGGTTCTGCCGAATCTCGCCTCGACTTGCGAAGGTGAAGCTGCTGTCGTTGAGCTTCGATCTACGTTAGATCGAACTCTACACGAAAAAGAGCCGGCACAAGGCCGGCTCATGAAGGCGCGCGGGTGCGCGCCGGAGACAAGGGGTGCGGGTCAGGCGATCTTGGTCAGCGTGAAGCCGCCACTGACGCCGAAGTTCACCCAGGTGAACTTGTCCGGGTCGCCGTTCCACGACACCGAACCGTTCATGTTGACCGTCACGTCGTAGCCGTCCGGCTGCGGGCCGAGCAACGCGAGGAACGCATCGGCCGCGGCCAGCGCCTGGTCGCGATCCTTGGCGTGGACGGGCTGCGGCTTCACGACCTGTTCGTCGAACTTGGCGGCCAGCGCCTCGCGGGCGGCTTGGATGTTGATGGCGACGACGCCGATGGAATAGCTCATGGTGATCTCCTTCAGGGGTGGGTAGGCCAAGCAACGGAGTTGCTGAACATGCGGGTGATAGGTACGTCGGTCTTCGAGCGCGTAATGACGTGGATACGGCCGGTGAGGAGCACGCGCAGGCGCGCGCCGAGCGAGAACTGCACGACTACGTGGGTTTCGACGTAGGCTGGCGCGAAACCGTCCATCTCACGCATCTCGGGCAGCGCCGGGGCCGGGAACAGCCAGGCAAGCAGGCGCTGGCGCCTGGTGGGCGCCGCGCAGAACGCCTGGCTGGGCTGCTCCTCGCCGCGCAATAGGTCGGTGATTTCGCCGACCTTCGCCTGGCGCCGTGCGGCACGATCGCGGAGCCAGCTCATTTCGTGGCCCTGACGAGGCGGCGCGTCAGCACCTCGCTGTACTGCTGCATGGCGAGCAGTTGTGCGCGCTGGTCCTGACGTTCGTCGGCCGGCAGTGCATTGAAGCGCTCGGTGCCGATGAAGACCTGGAGGCGGCTCAGCTTCTCGTTGAGGTCGTGCAGCTCGATCCGCATCCGGTCGGCGAAGGTGGTCTCGACCACTGCGGCGTAGGCCCGCTCGAACACGTCGAGCGGCGACCAGCTGATATAGCCGATGTGCTTCGGGTGGTTCGGCTTGCCGCCGTCGACATACTCGACCAGGTAGCCGAGGGCGTCAGGGTTCTCGTCGCCCGACATATCCCAGCCGCGGTACTCGTTGTACTCGCGGAGCGGCATCGGTCGTGCGAACAGTTCCTTCGTGCCGCGGTAGCGGGTGAAGCCTTCAGGTGCGCCGCTCATGCTGCGCTCCCGTGAAGCTGCTCACGCAGTGCGTAGCCCATGAGCGGCCACAGCTCCTGCTTCGCGTTGTCGACGGCGACCTTCACGCCAATCTCGGCGTTGTCGTTCTCGGACGAGACGGCAGCGGAGGGGCGGCCGGTGACGGCGAAGCCGTTCTTCGTCGTCAGGATCGCCCACCGCAGCACCTGGCCGCTCTTCGAGACGTGCTTGAGGATCTCGACGTCGACGATGTTGGCATTCAGTTCGTCGGTGGTGATGCGCGGGGCGGTCAAGCCCTTGGCCACGGCGAGCGCGTCGATACCGGCGTCGTCGAGTCGTGGTGAAGCGATGTTGTGCATGAGAGCTCCTCGGGTTAGGCCGCCGGGTGGCGGAGGGTGGTGAGAATCTGGCTGCAGGCGTTGGCCGCCTGGTCATAGGTGCTGAAGGCGGCGAGTACGCCCCAGCGGCTGTTCGTCAGACGGTCGACGTCTGCGGAAATGAGGCCCTCGAACGGGTCGTGCGGGTCCAGCCGGAGGGCCAGCGCCTGCAACCACCTGGCGAGGGCGAGGCGCATGGTCAGAGGTCGTCGCCGCGGAGCTTGGCCAGGGCCTTGTCGTCCAATTTCTTGAACTCCTCCTGGCCCATCCTGATGACGTCAGCGCTCTTGAGCGGGCCGCCCGTCTTGTCGCTGTCCGCACCGACGTGCGCAGCGTTCGGCGGCTGCTTGCCGTTGGTCTCCAAGGCCTTCGCCACAGCGGCTTTCTTGCGCTCTTCGGCGGTGGCCTTCGCGAGGTCTTCCTTGTCGACACGCACGTCCACGTCGGTAGCGGCCTCCTGCTTCGCCGTCGCGGGCTTGAGCAGCACCTTGCAGGCTTTCTGCAGTGCGTCGGCGCGGCTGTACTTGCCCGTGGCAACGTAACCGCCCATCAGCTCCAACACGTCGCCGGTCTTCTCCTTGTCGAAGTCCTCGTGGTCCGGGTTGATCACCGGGAATGCGGCTTCGAGGCGCTCGACCGTGGTGTCGTACTTCACGCGCTCGTACGCGCGGGCCTCGGCGGCTTGCGTCTCGAACTGGGCCTGCGTCTGGACGATGGAACGCTCTGTCCGGCGGATCTCGGCCATCTTCGCGGCGGCGTCGTCGACCTTGCCGTCGGCCAGGAGCTTGAGGTACTCCTTCTCCATCACGACCACGTTGGCCTCGGCCTTGGCGATGTCCTCGTTGGTCTTCGCGACGACCTCGCCCTTGCGCGTGGCGGCCAGCTCGCGCTCCACAGTCTCGCGGCGCTCGCGCTCCTTCTTCAGGATCTCTTCGTGCCGTGACAGCGGGATGCGCGTGTCCTTCTTGCTGTCCTTCTTGTCGTCCTTCTCACCTTCGCCTTCGCCCTTACCCTCGGCCGCGGCCTTCTCGGCGGCAGCCTTGTCGGTCACGGCCTTCTCAGCTTCGGCCTTCTCGGTCTCTTCCTTCTTCGCTGCGGCCGTGACCTTGTCGGCCTCGGCCTTATCGGCCGAGGCCTTCAGAGCAGCAGCGTCGTCGTCGGTCGGCGTCCAGTCGTCGCCGCGGTCGACGGTGCCACCCCCACCACCGCTCTCACCGCCCGTTTCGGGCGCCATGAAGCGGCGGAAGATTGGGTGTAGGCGGTTGAAGATCATTGACGCACTCCTTGGGCTTGGCTGGGTTGGGGTTTTGGTTGGGAGGCAGCTGCAGCGGCTGCCATGCGGTCGGACTCAGCCTTGTCGGCCTGGGCCTTCTGCTTGAGCTGCAAGTCGAAATTCATCTCGCGCACGCGCAGGCCGAATTCGCGCTCCTGCATGACCTTCTCGTGCTCGAACTTCTGGACGTCGAGCTGCATGTCGGCTTGCGCCTTCACGAGGGCCGCACCGCCGTCGCCGGCCTCCTCGATCGGCGTGGCGGCCTCCTTCTGGGCGGTGACCTGTTCCTTGACGGCCTTGGCGGCCTTCAGGTTGGCGTCGGCATGCTTGGCCTTGGCCTCGCCCTCGACCTTGGCGACTTCGGCCTCCTGGCCACGGCGTGCAAGGGCAGCCTGGGCTTGCGCCTCCGGGCTCGCCTGGTCGCCCTCCATCTGCCGGAGGATGTCGCCCTTGTTGAGCAAGCGACTGTTCGTGATGAGCACCGAGTCCGGGAGCGCGACGCCGACCTCGCGCAGCGCCATACCCTGTTCGAACTGGCTGTCTTCGAGGGTCTCGCGTTGCGGCACGGAGCTGATGACCACGTCGTACTCGCCGAGGGTCAGGTCGTTCACGATCGTGCCGGCGGCGGTGGCCTGGTTGATCGTGATGGACTCGCTCTCGCCGGTGACCTTGTCCTTCGTGATCGTCAGGATGCGTTCTTCGGTGTAGAACTCCTGCACCAGGTCCAGGATGTTGCGAGCGAGCATGAAGTCGCTGCGCACGAGGCTGTCAAGCGGCTTGGCCAGGTTCGTCTGGGAAGCCTGGCGCTTGGTCTGGATCGCCTTGGCGGCCACGTCCTCGCGGTCGAAGCCCTGCTGGCTGTCGGAAACGCCAGAGATGCTCTTGATGTGCTCTTCGGCCTTGTACGAGATGCGGTCCAGGCCGGTCGGAACGGTGTTCGGGGCAATCTTGACGATGTCCTTTTCCGGGTCACCGTTCGTCTCGATGACCAGGCCGGTCTCAGCGCCGCGCGCTTCGAGTTCCTCCGGCGTCATGTTCGTCAACGCGCCGGTCTTCACCTTCCAGCCGCTGTTCGCCGTCGTGTTGACGATGTGCAGCTCCTGGGAGGACGTTTTGTTGAGCAGCTCCTGCGAGCCCAGCAGGTTCTCGACCAGGCCGACGGTGGTGCCGCGGCGGAAGTACGGGAAGTACGGCACCGGTGTGAAGTGCTTGTACGGGCTCCAGTCGTCGTGCAGGCACACGTTGTCGGCACAGGCCGTCCAACGGATGCGACTGACCAGCTTGGTGGTCACCGCGAAGCCGAACTTCTCGACGAACCAGGCGATGCGGTTGCGGTCGAAGTCGGTCGGGATGGGCCGCATCTCGCCCGTGGCGCGCTCGACGAAGTGCTTCTGCTTGTCGAGCATCTTGTGCTGCCGCTCGATCAGCCGGATGTTCCGCACGACGTTGCTGTAGTCGTGGCCCGCGCCACCGTAGCCGGCACCCTGCAGCGAGCCGAATCGGTCGATCCGGTCCTCGACGCTGTCGAAGCCGTACGGGCTCGACAACTCGCCCCGATTGCGCAGGTACTCGGCGTCCTCCGGGTTGTAGAGGGTCGCGATGTCGTCGGCGGTCAGCCACTTCGTGATGAACACCTCGCGCCAGGTGTCCGGGTCCGCCTCTTCAGCGTCCGGGTCCGGGATCACGTTCTTCGGGTTCAGCAGCGAGATGTCGACCTCGCCCTGCATGTTGTCCGTGAAGCGGATGCGCGCGTCGAGGTAGCCCCGGCTCGTGATCACGCCGTCGGCGAACATATCGGAGCGCTTCCAGTCGAGCTGGTTGTTGTCGCTGATCTGCTTGAAGACCTTGGTCAGCGCAGTGGCGACATCGTCAGCCGAGGCCCCCCGGGGCCGAAACGCGATCTCGCTGCGCTGGTAGATCTGCTCGCCCATCACGTTGGCCAGCGTGCTGATGATCTTGTTGATCGTCAGCGCGGGGCGCCGGGCGAGCTTCAGCGCCAGGCGGTCCTCGGCGGTCCACTGGTCACCGATGAAGAAGCGATCACAGAGCTGCGCCTTCTCGATGTAGCCCTGGTGGCCGTTGTCGCGGCAGAAGACGTAGCGGTCCCAGGTCTTGGCACACAGCTCGGTGTTGACGGGCATAAGGTGCTTTCAGATCAGCGATGGCCGCCGCAGCCGCAGGGCGGCTTGTTTGATGTGGGCGGCTCGATCACCGCCCGTTGAGCGGCGTCGAAGATGACGCCGAGGGTTGTGGTTGCGTCGGGGATGTGCAGCAGGCCGGTGTCAGCCATGCCGCGCAGCCAGAACACGAGTTGTTCCGGCGTCATGACGGCGGCGACGGGGATTGCCTGGAAGCGAACGTTCGGCTCCGCGGGAGCGGAGCCCTGGTCGCGGTAGAAGTTGCTCGGGGCCGGCATGCTGTCGCGGGCCAGGCTGTCTGTTATGCGGCCATGTGGCTCGCGCCCTTGGTACCCAGGCCCTTCAACTTGTCCCGCCATGACCCCATCTCCTTCTGTTTCGGTTTCTGGGGCGGCGCGCGGCCGACGGCCAGGTGTGTCATCCAAGCGAGCGCATCTACACAGTCGTCGTGCACGCCGGCCGGGAAGCGCAAGAGCTCTTGCCTGACCACGTCGTACCAATCGCCCTGCTCGTTGAAGCTGACCTTCCCCTGCTGCATCCGGCCCTGGAGGGGCCTGGCTCTAGCCAACTTGTCGGTCACTGGCGTTAGAACCGTGATCGACGGATAGAACCGCTCCTCCTGCATTCGCTTCTTGAGCAGGACGGCCATCGTCTTATAGATTTGCCCGTCCTCGAACCCTAGAACTAAGTTAGAACTGTACCACCGGCGACACAGCGAGAGGATCGCGTCCACGATGTAGAGGGCGTCGCCGCTCTTGAAGCGCAGCACCTCCGCGACGTGCAGCGTGTCGTCGTCGTCCTGAAGCCCGACGGCGCCCACGGTGTAGTCGTTCTGCTTCTTCTCGGTGATCGCGAAGTCGAAGGCGATGTAGACGTGCGCGCGCTTGATGGGCGGGATCTGGCCGCGGCGGAAGTGCTCCTTGAGGAAGTACGCGCCGTCGTCGGGGACCGGGTTCTGCTGATAGAGAGCGGACCAGAACCGGTTCGGGATCGTCTTCTTGATCCGTAGCAGCTTCTTGCGGTCGTAGCGTTCGGGGTGCAGTGCCTGGCCCTTGGCGCGCAGGAACTGCATCTTGCTCATGTCGTAGCCCAGGCCAGCAGCGCGGGACAGCGCGTGCACGGAGGCTTCGAGCGGGTCCTCGTAGTACGGCTCATGCATCGGCACGTCGATGCGCACGATCTCGTCCGTGATGGTGTCGATCCACTCATCATGCTCGGCGATGGCCGGGTACTTCACTACCTCGAACTGGTCGGCTTCGGGGTCCGCGGCCATGGCCATCTGCAGCCGGCCGGCCAGGTCGTCGTCGTGCCACCAGGTCTGGATCACCAGCACGCCGCCGCCGGGGGCGAGGCGGGTGTAGGCCGTCGAGCCGTACCAGTCCATAAGCTTCTCGCGCACGTCTGGGCTGTCGGCCTCCTCAGCGTTCTTGATCGGGTCGTCGATCAGCAGGACGTGCGCGCCCTTGCCGGTGATACCGCCGCCGACGCCGGCCGCCACGTAGCCGCCGCGACTGCCGCCAGCCAGGCCCCACTCCTCGGCCGACTGGTTGTTCGGGTTGAGCCGGGTGGCAAAGACGCTCTCGTAGGCCGGGTCGGCGATGGTCTCCTTCACCTTGCGGCTGAAGGCCATCGCCAGGCTCACGTTGTACGAGCAGGCGATGATTTCGTGATCGGGCTGCCGGCCCAGGTGCCAGGCCGGGAACATGCGGGAGGCGAGCTCGCTCTTGCCGTGCCGCGGGGGCATCAGCAGCATCAGCCGCGGGCTCAGGCCCTTGGCTACGTCGTCGCTGAAGCGCTCCAGGCGGCGCGCGATGTCCCGGTGGACCCAGCCGGCGTCATACCGTGGGTTGATCCGCTGCGTGAAGGGGATCAACCGACGTTTGCTGAGGACTCGGGCTGCCAGCTCCTTCTGGGCTGCCAGGATCGAAGAACTCGATGCCTTGGGGGAGGTGGCGGCGGTCGTCGGGATTGCTGCGGGCGGCGTAGAGGTTGCCGTTGCGGTCTTGGTGCTGGTACTGGGCGAGGACGGCTTCTTTCCACGTCCAGATGCCGGCTTTGACGCGTGGGTGGTCGTGGAGACGGGCGATGACGTGGTTGCGGGCGCAGTCGATCGGAGTGCCGCAGATGAGGTGGCCGAGCGAGCTGTATTCGAGACCGTCTTGCTCGCTGATGACGCGGCCGTGCGGGTCGAAGTCTTTTTGGCGCATGGCTTAGGGGCAGAGGGTGCTGCAGAGCGGTCGGCCCCACGAGTCGACGGAGAAGTTCGCGCGGACTTGGCGGTCGGCGCGGGCGGCGAAGTCGAGCTTGCTGCTCGGGGTCGGGTCGTCGCCGTCGTAGCCTTTGATCCACTCGCGGACGGCTGCTTCGGAGCGGCCGCCTTGGCGCCAGTTTTGGATCGTGCGGTTCCGCCAGCAGTCGACCGGCCGCCCGCAGATGTACTCCGCGAGGTTTTCGTATTCGAGCCCGTCTTCGGCGATGAACGAGGCATGGGGATCGAACTCAGATGCCGGCGATGCAGACAACGGACTGGTCTCGCTTGACGGAGAAGGCAATTCCATAGCTGTACCTCATGGGGCGGTAGTGGTCGTGGGCTGGTTCGGGCTCGCCGCGCAGCTCGCGTGTGATCTCGGCGACCTGGCGGGCTTCGTGTACTTCTTTGCGGATCTGCTCAAGAACGCCGTTGACTCTGGCCTCGTACTCTTTGGCCGTGCTGGTCTTCCGCTCGGCACGCATGGACGTTGTCAGGGTGGCTTCGGCGAGGTCGCGCAGGGCCTGAAACTTGTCAGTCTTCCAGCTCATCTTGAGCCTCCTCGTCCAGGTCGTTCGTGAGCATCTTGATGAGGTCCTCGTCGCTGAGGAGCTCCATCTTTTGCATGGCGATCTGGCCCTTGACCGTGATCTCCAGCTTCTTCTTGACCGGCTCGAAGTAGCCGCACATCTGACCCACGGTCTTCCAGCCGTTGATCACGGAGGCGGGCTCGGCCATCAGCTTGGCCATCTCGATGCCTTCGAGCAGGCCATCCATGACCTTCTTCCGCGTCATCTGGGACGCCTCCTCGTAGAGGCGCTTCTCCTCGCGGTATAGGGCCTGGACGTTGGGCATGTGCACCAGGCGGTAGGCATAGGTGGCAGCGTCCCCGTAGCCGGCGCGTGCGGAGGCGCTGGGGATCGACTCGCCTTGCGCCCAGTACTTCACGAACAGCTTGGCCTTCTCGGTCAGCGGCTTGGTGGGGTCGATCTGCTCTGCGCCTGCAACCGTGCTGGTGTTGACGCCCTGGCGGGCCTGGAGCACGGGCAGCGTGCGGTCCTTCGACGCGCCTCGCTTCTTGGTGAGGGGGACCGTGACCTTCTTGAGTCCGCGACCTGATCCGGCGCGGTTTTTTCCGTCGGGGTTGGGCGGGAGGCGGGCTGTCATGGCGCCGCGATTCTAATTTGAATCTAACCAGGATCGGATTAGAGGCGGACGGGGTTCGGGGGAACGGGTGGTGGGTTCTTAGGAAAATTTTCTAAAAATTTTTAAGAGATGCGCGGCGGTGAGTCTCCCTCCCCGCCCTCCGCTTCCGAGTACCCCACTTCGGATTCGGATTCGCGTGGGAGGAAAAAGGATGCTTATCCGCCCCCAGCAGCTGCGCTCCGCTTCGCTGCATCGCCTTGCTTCTGTGTTCTTTCTACTCAGGAGCAAGTCATGCACCTCGCGTCCCGCCTCCTCGCACTCGGCCTCGTCGCTCTGTGTGGTGTGCCCTTCATGGATTACCACGCCCTCGCCGTAGCACTGTGCGTCCTCGCTGGTCTGTGCTTCGTCGCTTTCATCTACATCGAGATGAAGGGGAGCGAGTGATGACCAACGTCACCGTCACCTACCTCACCCCCACCCCTGAGCAGATGCTGCTCTGGTTCAACGTGCTCGCCTGAGCACATCACCTGTCTATACATCTAGGAGCTTTCATCATGGCAACTCGCCCCACCCTCATCAAGCCCACCACTCCCGCTGCCGCTGCGCCCCATGCCAAGCGCAAGCCCACCACCACCCAAGCGCCGGGCCTGGACAAGCCTCATGCGGCTGACATCGACGAAGACGATGTCGAGACGCTGCGTCAGAAGCTCATGGCGCAGTTCAAGCTCACGTGGACGCGGGAGCGCGTCGTCGCTATGGTCCTCGGCATCGTCACTGCCGTGGCCTCGGGCCTGCTGCTCAGCGAACTCGTGAGCGTGATCACGATCGCAGTGCTGGCCACCTCGACCTCGGCGTTCCTCGCGATGCTGATCGCAGTGCTGGGTTACGCGCTCGTCGCGTACACATCCGGCGTGCTGGGCGGCGTCGTCTACGAGTACGTCGCATGCGGCGCAGCGCGCGAGCATGTGAAGACTCTTTACAGCTACGTGTCCGGGCTCTTCGGTGCCCGTGAACACGCCGTTAGCTAAACGGGAGACTGCGATGCTCGAAATGGGTCTCGTGGTCTCACTTGGTCTGCTCGTGATGCTGGCCAAGTTGCCGTGGCGTTCGAAGCTCTGGGTCATCTCGCACCCAGTGCTGATGGATGTATTGGTCTTCATTGGATTGTGCGCAATACATTGGGGCACCTTCTCTGGGGTCATGGTCGCAACAGTCGGCGCTCTCTTCACGTCGATCGTGTTGAGCTGTGCCAAGAAAGCCTACGGCCACATGGTCGGCCCAACCTACTACCCAGGTTGGTTCGACGTGTCAGCCAAACTGAGGAGTTAGTGAATTGACCGTCCAACGCATCGCTCAACGCTACGGCCACCTCATGCGTGTCTGCCGCGTGCTCGCACGCTTCTACCCAGATCGCGCCACCTACTACCTCAACCTGCGCTCGTGTCTCTGGGCACGAGCTTCGCGCGAAATCCGTCGCTGCGTGACGCGTCGCAACGTGATGCAGGTCTAGTTCGCATGACAGCCACCTTCCAGGTGGCTGTCTCTTTTTGCGTTGATGTTCTTTCACTCAGGAGTACGCCGTGCGCATCCACCCCCTCACCGACGAAACCAACAGACAAGAGCAGCAATGCCTCCAAGCCGGCATGCGTCTCGACGATGACATCGACGACCTCGATTCCGATCTGCCCTTCGGTGCTGATCCCTTCGACGTGATCGCCGAACTCGAAGCTCAACAAGGCCACCCGTTGGCACTCAGCTAAAGGAGATCTACATGCAGCCGTTCAGATAGCGACGCTGGCTTCAGCGCCCGCTCTGCGTGATCAGTGATCCGGCACGCAGTTCGCGACAGGATCACACCGGCTACCTAGGGATAAAGGCTGACGCTTGCCGGACGCGTCTCAAGGCCTCCCGCAATCATGCACATGTTGCCTCAGAGCGTTATAGCTTGGGCTTAACTGCGTCCTTCATGGAGCCGGATGGCGTAACCGGCAACCCACCTACCTTACCGAGAACATCACCATGTCTACAACCCATCGCGTTACTTCCCTCTCCGCTCTCGACACCCTCAAGCCCCAGCTCACCGCCCAAGCCAAGAGCATCGGTGCGCGCACGTTCGATCCGATTGACTTCGTGCAGACGAACGTCATCTCAGAGCGTGCGCGCTTCCAGGTGCTCAACAGCATGGCCTGGTACATCGACATCACACTGATCAACAACGTGCGCTCAGTGTTCTTCGATCTCTTCCGCGACATGCAGAGCGCTGGCGACATCGACAACTACAACGAGTACCTCGCCGCCATGAGCGAACGCGAGCAGCGCGAGACCAACCTGGTCGAGCAAGGCTTCATGGAGACTGAGGGCATCGGCTCCATCCGCCGGCTGCTGCTGCTGCGTCGTGATTGGCACGACGCCGTCGGCTCACTGAACGACAAGCACGTGATGCCCACCATCGAGTCGCTGCTGCAAGGCGAGAAGGTGCAGACTACCACTGCCCTCACCCGTGAAAAGCTGCGCATGCTCGCGGATGACGAAGCCCAAGGCAACACAGCGTTGGCCGACGAACTGTTCGCTGAACTCGTGAAGCGTGAAGACTTGCAAGCCGCAGATCGCTACGAGACCTCGAAGGCTCGCATCCCTGCCATCGCCGGCATGGTGCAGTTCATCGGCAGCACCAGCACGATCGACTCGGCAGACTTCAACGAGCTGCCGTTGGACACGCGCAAGCGCCTGATCGAAGGCATCAAGAATGCCATCGGCCAAGCGGTTGGTCGCATGGCCACTGATCGCAAGATCAACGTCATCGACTTCATGGCCACGCGCAAGGAACTGAAGGCAGCAACTGCGCTGATCGACGAAGTGCTGGCCGCCCCGCTCTTCAATGACGGCTTCAGCCAGCCCGCCCTCGACAACGCGCGTCAGGACAAAGACCTGGCCGCACGTGGCTTCGAGAAGAACGAAGCCGGTAAGTACGAGCAGCACTGACGCAGCGAGCGAGTGGCCTTCGGGTCACTCGCTTTTGCCTTGGAGCCAGCCTCCACGGACTGCCTCATTTTTGAGCACACGTTCCGGTCTGAAAACTAAACCTCTATAGAAAAAACATCTCTCAGGTATTTACCTATTACTTAATTTCTTTTCCTCTAGTTTTAGATTGGAATTTGGAAGATTGGAAGAAATAGATAGTTTTCATAGGAGAAAGAGCCCTTCCAGTGTCCTGCCAATGTCGTGCACTCTTACGCTCTCCGCTCATCGAATTTAGATCTACACTGTGCGCCCACTTGGAGCAGTCATGAAAGTTCACTTCCTCGAAGCGTCGACTCCACTCACGAAGCAATTTTCGTCAGACGCAAAAGGCAACCTGACCAAGACTCCGTACCCCTTCGTTTGGGAGTTCACGAGCCACGACGAAGACATCAAGACGCTCGCTGATCTCGAAGTCACACTGAAGAAGCACGCCGCCCTTGGTCGTTGCATGCTCAAAGGTTCGTTGCAGCGCCCCCTGGTCAAAGAGTCCCGTGCCGGCAGCACACAAACCGGCAGCGACACGCAGCTCCTGGTCCTCGACCTCGACGGACTGCCTATCTCGGCCACCGGCCCCAAGGGCCTGACCTCCTTCCTCGAAGACCTCGGCCTCGACGACATCAGCTACATCGTCCAGTGGTCTGCGAGCTACGGCATCACGAACAACGATCTGCGCTGCCACATCTTCATGCTGCTCGATCGTCCGTACGCGGCACCGTTGCTCAAACAGTGGCTGATCCAGAAGAACCACGAAGTGCCGCTGCTTACCAACAGCATGCACCTCACGAAGACCGGCAATGCCATCTCCTGGCCACTCGACGTCAGCGCCTGCCAGAACGACAAGCTGATCTACATCGCACCGCCGAAGCTCAGCGGCATCAAAGATCCGCTGCCCCGTACCAAGCGCATTGCGCTGGTCAAGAAGAAGAAGGACACGCTGTCGCTCTCCGACCAGATCAACAGCACGGACCGCAACCGCGTCCTCACCACCAAGCGCATCGAGATCCTGCGCGACGCAGCTGGTCTCCCCAAGCGCAAGATCACGTACAAGATGCACGGCACCACCGAGGTGATGGTGAAGCCGGACAGTTGCACCGTCACCGAGTCCAAGGTCGAACGAGGCTTCGTCTATTTCAACCTCAACGGCGGTGACTCGTGGGCTTACTACCACCCCGAGAACAACCCGGACTACATCTACAGCTTCAAGGGCGAGAGCGCCTACCTCACCAAGGAGCTGTTGCCCGACTACTGGGCTGAGCTGTGCAGCGCACCCAAGCTCACAAGCTCAGGCGATCTCTACCTGGCCTTCTGCGACCGCAAGACAGGCGGCTATTGGCGAGGTACCTACAACCAGAACACCGACGAGCTGGAGCTGTACCCCGCGAAGAACGAGACCCAGGTCCGACACTTCGCCAAGCAGTACGGCATGCCTATTGGCGAGTTCATCCCCGAATGGGACTTGACCTTCGATCCGCACGACAACGTCCGCGTCGACCCCGTCAACCGCACGGTCAACTACTTCGCCCCCACGGAGTTCATGCTGGCCGCGCAGGCCAAGATCACGAAGATCCCACCCACGATCAGCAAGGTCGTCACGCACGCCCTCGGCGGGGAAAAGGAGACGGTCGAGCATTTCCTCAACTGGCTCGCCTACATCCTGCAGACACGCGATAAGGCGAAGACCGCGTGGATCTTGCATGGTGTCCCCGGAACAGGCAAAGGCATCCTCACCCACAACATCCTGCGCCCGATCTTCGGACCGGCCCAAACCGCCACGCGCCGGATGGAGGAACTCAACGAGCCTTACAACCACTGGATGAAAACAGCGCTGCTGTGCTTCATCGATGAGGTCCAGACCAAGGCCCTGCAGAACGAACGCGGTGTCATGGCCAAGCTGAAGAATTTCATCACCGAGATGAACGTGGTCATCCGCGAGATGTACCACGGCGGCCACGAGTGCCGCAGTTACAGCAACTTCATCTTCATGTCGAACATGCCGGACCCAGTCAGCATCGACAAGCACGACAGGCGCTTCAACGTCGGCAAGTACCAGCCTGACAAGCTGGTGATCACGGACAAGGAGCTGGCCTCCCTCGACAAAGAGCTCCAAGCGTTCCACGACTACCTGGCCTCGTACAAGGTCGACGTCAAGGCAGCGATGACACCGCTGGAGACCGAGGACCGCACGACGATGATCAACATCAGTGAGTCCAGCGTCGACACCGTCGGCAACGCACTGCTCACCGGCAACTTCGGGTTCTTCGTCGACCAGCTGCCCACAGGCACCGAGTACAAGGCGAAGGCTGACGCCTTCAACAAGGTCGAGAACTACCGCTCGGCGTTGAAGAACATCATGGCGCGCACGGACCGCAACACTGGCGCGTGCACCATCCACCGCGACGAGCTGCTGGTGCTGTTCGAGTTCGCAGTCGGCGGGATGCCGACCACCCCGAACAAGTTCACCAGCCTGCTGAAACACCACCGCCTCCACATCACCAAGGTGTGGCTTGACGGTAAAACGGTCAATGGTATCAAGGCGATGTTCCAAGACGTCGACCAATGGACCGAGTACGGCCGCGAGGTGAATCCGAACGCCGCACCGGTGGCCAAGCCGAAGAAGCTCAAGGCGGTGGCATGAGCTACGTTCTCGACAAGGCACTGCTGCTCACACGCCGGCGCCACACTAAGTGCGTAGCCCGTGCGTTCCCGCCGTCGAAGGTCGAGATCGAGGCCCAGGCCTATCTCGAACGCAGCGCTGCGCTCTGGGACGCATTCACCGAAGCCCATCCAACCGTAGCTGCAGCGTTCGTCAAGCAGCTCAAGGACGAGACGTGCTCCAACTGATCAAGCGGCTGCTTTGCCGCCATAAGCCGGTGCTGATCGGTCTCACCGAACGCCCACTTCCCGGAGCCACCCGGATCACGCGCACCTACCGCTGCATCCACTGCACGCAGGTGCGCAGCTTCTCGCACGTCATCCGCAGATAGGACACGACATGAAGACCTTCATCAAAGTGATCTGGTTCGTCGCCGCTGCGTTGAGCGCAGGTGTCGGCTTCGGCGTCCTTTTGGCCTTGACCGCCGTGCTGCAGAGGTCGGCATGAATCACTACGACTTCGTGGCTTGGCTCGTGGCCTGGCTCGGTACGGGAATGTTCACCGCTGTCGCCATCCTCGTTCTGTCGGTCATCACCTTGCTAGTCGTGGTGATCGTGCAGAGCACGATTCAGCGCCTCTGTCGTCATAGCGTCGTACGCGTCATTCGCTTTCACCGCGGCGTCGTACGGCCCGACATGCAGGGCAAGCAGCTCTACGTCGACCGGCACAACGTCCACAACTTCGTGGAGTGCTGCCGCTGCCAGTGCGTGCTGAAGACGAAACAACGCGAGCGCCTGTACGAGGAATCGAAGCCATGACCACACCCACGCCCCACAAGCACGCCGCCCTGATCAAAGCCTGGGCGGACGACCCGAGCCAGGATGTCTGGGAGTACGACGGCCAATGGGACCTCGTGACGGACCCGGTGCCTGTCTGGTACGACCATCTGCACTACGCTCTCGGCCCCAAGCCCACCCAGCCTCCGCGCAAGATGTGCAGCCTGGCCGGTGTGGAGTTCCCTGAACCGCTGAAGGCAGCGCCACGAGCTGGTTCGGACTATTTCGTTCCAAACATCCTCGGTGGTCTTCTGGGTGATACCTGGGTGGCCACCGTGGTTGATCTGGCTCGGCTCGGTAACGGCCTCGTCCACCCCACCCGCGAAGCCGCCGAGCAGCACAGCCTCGCCCTGCTGGCTGCGAACAAGCAAGCGATCGAAGGTGCGCGATGAGTCTGGTCGAAAACTACTCCCGCAAGCTGATCCTCTCGCACGACGTGTGGCGGCCATGACCAACACCGACATGCTGCGCTTCCTGAAATCAGGAGCCGGCAACCGCAGTACGTTCAACGTCGCCGTCAAGGCACTGATGCCGAGCACCCACCCGTACAGCGAGCTGGAGCTGCTGGCGTTCGAGCGTCTCCGTGAGTTCGCCAATCTCTGGACGATGTTCGTCGCAGCTGAGCCCGAGGTCGCCACGCAGTTCGAAGAGCGCGTGGCTGTCGCCAAGGTCACCAAGGAGCTGAGGAAGAAATGAGCCAACTCGCCAACCTGCGCGTGTGCGCGTCATGTGAATTCATCTTCCGACGCGAGGACACTGACGACGACAGCTGCCCCGAGTGCCAGTTCGGTCACTACGGCGCGCGCCGGGTGTATGGCGACAAAGCCTACGGGTATGAGCGCACGCAGAAGCCGTACCTCGACAAGCAGCTGGACAAGCTGCGCACAGAGATGCGCGCACGCATGCAGCAGCGCAAGGTAGCCAAGGTGACGAAGGAACTGCTGACCATCAAGTCTTTGAGCGGACCATGGCCATGACCCTCTCCCTCGAAGCCGCGATCCAAATCGCCAACAACCGCGAACAGGAGTTCGTCGTCGCTGGGTGGACGCCCACGCCGGCCGAGCGCGAAGCGATGAAGGTCATCGCCGACCACGCCTGGTTGTGGCGCCGCTTCGAGCTCGCGCATCCCGAGGTCGCTACGGAGTTCCGTGCCGGCGTTGACGTGTCAGTTGAGCTGAGGGGTAAGGGATGACCAACCTCGAAACGGTCGAGCAGGCTCGTAAGTGGCTGAACAGTTGGTACGAGCAAGCGGACGTGCAAGTTATGACGCACGCAGCGTCCACGGGCGCCAACACGCTCCGTACCTTTGCCGAGCTCTGGGCCGAGTTCGCCGACGCCCATCCGCAACAAGCGGAAGAATTTCTCGCCGTTCGTGCGGTCACGCTCGAACTTTCATCTAAGATAGATCGCACACCGATCTGAAACCCTTTGGAGTCCACCGGACCATGAAGAAGGCACCCCTCTCTCAGAAGCACCAGGCCCGCCGAGCGCGTGCCTTCGAACGCTTCAGCATCACGGCCAAGCCCAAGGGCCAAGACCAAGCTGATTACGACGCCTACGTGGCACGCAAGGAGGTCGAGCGCCAAGCGCTCGTTGCCCGCCTTGCCGGCCGCACGCCTGGCATCTGATCAACCGAGCAAGGGTGGCTCTGCGGTAGGAGCAGAGCCTGGGGGAAGGGCGACGGAGTCCTCCAACGCTGTCAAAGGTAAGCACGCCGGCGACTGGGTTGTAGGGCAGACGGAAACGGAGTGGCGGTAGGGCTTGTGCAGCCCGAGGTGTCCACACCGGCCTCAGAGCCACCCGAGCATTTCTTGGAGCTCGACATGAGCACGATCCACCCACCGAACGCGCTGCTGTTGCGCAAGTTCATTGGCACGGCCAAGGGACCAGACGGCACGCAGTTCGAGATGAGCCTGGTCAACGGGATCATCCCAGCCGTCAAGAACGAAACGACAGGCAAGACCTGGACGATGAACTGGGAAGAGCTGGTCAAGCTCGCCGTCGCCGAAGGCGTCTCCGAGCCATGAGCGCCGAGTTCGACCTGGAGATCTACCAGATCTTCATAAGCGAGATCGGCGACACCGCGTTCGACGGCGAAGCGAAGGACGACGAGCAGATCCGCGGCTCGCTGCTCTACATCTGCCTGTCGATGGGAACGGGCGGCTATTCGGACTTCCAGTTCGACGCCGCCCTCGACTCTGACGGCAAGCGGGTCGAGGGCGAGTACTACGCCCCCACTCGCACCTACCTCGATGCGCTCAAGTGCCGCCCGCTCCTTGAGCCCTGGCTGCAGGAGTACGAGTGGTCGAGGCAAGCCGTCGCCGACCTCAAAGCCACACACGCAGTCACCCAATCCCTAACTAACAAGGACCACTGACCATGACCCCCAGCACCATCGTCTCCACGTTCCCCCACATCTTCGCCGCCAAGCGCTCCGTCTTCCTCAAGGGCGCTGTCGGCGTGGGCAAGAGCTCCGTCATTCATGCGCTCGGCGCCAAGCTGGGCGTCGAGGTGCGCGACACCATCCGCGCGAGCCAGATGGACCCGACGGACATCAAGGGCTTCCCGGCACCGAACGTGGTCGACGGCACGATGCACTGGCTCACGCCCAGCTTTCTGCCGCCGATGACGGTCAAGAAGGGCAACAAGCAGGTGCCCAACGATTCGAAGGGCATCCTCTTCCTCGACGAACTGACCTCCGGCTCTGTCGCCGTGCAGGCCGCCTGTTACCAGCTCATGCTGGATCGCAAGGTGGGCGAGTACATCCTGCCCGAGGGCTGGGCCATCGTCGCCGCCGGCAACCGCGAGATCGACCGCTCGATCGTGAACAAGATGCCTGCCGCGCTGGCCAACCGCATGGTGCATGTCGACTTCGAAACCTCGGTCGACGACTTCAGCGCCTGGGCGATCGAGAACGACATCGGCGCCGAGACGATCGCTTACCTGCGCTTCCGTCCGACGATGCTGCACAGCTTCCAACCGGATTCGAAGGAGACGGCCTTTCCGTCGCCGCGCACCTGGGAATTCGCTGACGACATCCAGAAGATGCCCATCGACAAGGGCGCCAAGCTGGAGCTGCTCAAGGGCACCGTCGGCGAGGCCGCTGCGGCTGAGTACCTGGCCTTCATCGACATGGCCAGTCAGCTGCCCAGTGCCGACCACATCGCCATGGACCCGATGAAGGCAGCCGTGCCCGAGTCGCCTGGCGCGCAGTACGCCGTGACCACGATGCTCAGCGTCGGCACGAAAGACGTCAGCGATTTCCGCACCTTCATGCAGTACATGGAGCGCATGAGCGTCGAGTTCCAGGTTGTCTACGTGCGCGACCTGTTGACCGCTCGCGCCGTGCCCATCGACACCACGAAGGAATACACGAAGTGGGCGCTGAAGCACCAGGACGTGATCAAAGGGAGCTGAACATGCGACTGACCAAATTCGACCGTGAAACCTTCGTCAAGTGGGTCATGCAAGACGTGCCGAAGATCGACTACTACAACCAGCTGCGCAGCGCGGTGCAGGAGGCAATCATTGCCGCTGCGCCGACGGCTGTGCAGCGTTGCTACCAGACGCACCGCGACTTCTTGCAATCCCGGAGCGTGAACGTCTTCCACAACCTCTACAACGAGGACTTCTACGGCCTGGTCGAGCGGATTTACAAGGAAGAGCAGTTCATCGCAGTGGTCGGAGCCACCGTGTTCGCTGAGCTGAAGGCAATCGACGACGCCTGGACCGCGCAGAACACACTCCGCAACGAGCTGCAGAACAAGCTCGAAGGCGCTGTCATTGCCTACACCACGCGCAAGCAGCTGGCCGCCGCGTTGCCCGAGTTCGAGAAGTACCTGCCGCCCGAAGAGGCCAAGGGTTCAAACCTGCCGGCGCTGGCCAACGTCGTCACCGACTTCATAGCTGCGGGCTGGCCGGCGGGCAAAGCCAATGCTGCTGCTGACGTGGTCACCTGAGCTGACCTGGCCGGAGCCTGGACCGCGGATGTCTTGGATCTGCCGAACCTTATGGTACGGCGTGACCGAGCACGAAGCATTCGCCTGGGCATCGCAGCGCCGCGCTGGCTACAGCTTCGGCTACGACGACTTTCGCGATGCGCAGAACAACGCGGTCCGAGGCGACATGGACGCGATCTACGCGGTTCATGTCTTCAAGATTTACCTCTTAACGGAGCACCTTCGATGAGCTCTCCTCTTCAAGACAGCGCCATGCTGGTCACGTTGACGATCAGCCAGTGGACCGCGCGCAAGTTCGACCGCAAGGTCACCAAGGAAGTGAACACCACTCACGGTGCGAAGGACGCCGGCCGCTTCAATAAGCTGCTGATCGCTGCCGACGCGTTGGCGCCGCTGGGCCAGATCGAAGGCGCCGCGCGTGCCCACCACTACAGCGTCACGCTGCCCTGGGGCAACCTGGGCGAGCGGCTGCTGCCGGCCACGCTGTTCAAGGGCTACACCGACGAGATGTCCACGTTCGAGCGCGAGTTCGACAAGCGCGTGGCCGACCTGGTGCGCATCTACCCGCAGCTGGTGCAAGACGCCCGCGCGCAGCTGGGCGGCCTGTACGACCCGGCCGACTATCCCCAGGAGATCCGCTCGCGGTTCTCTTTCAAGATCAACTTCACGCCCGTGCCGAGCGCCGCGGACTTCCGCGTGAACCTGAACGCCGACTTCGTCGAGCAGATTAAGGCGGACATCACGCGTCAGCAGCAGAGCCGGCAGACCGAAGCCGTGAAGCATGTCTGGACCCGCGTGCGCGAGGTCGTTGAGAAGATCCAGGAGGTGTGCAGCAAAGAAAAGCCGCGCATCTTCGATTCGATGATTGAGAACGCCAGCCAGCTGATCAGCATCCTGCCGGCCCTCAACATCAACGGCGACCCCGAGCTGGACAAGATCGCTGAGCAGATGAAGGCCCTCGTGGTCCCCGTCGACTCACTGCGCAACTCGGTGACCCGTCGGCACGCCGTCAAGAAGTCGGCCGACCAGATCCTGGCGTCGATGCCATGGGCGTGATAGATCGCTGGGCGACGGAGCCTGTCATCCGCCCCGAGCGCTACTACGCGCAGCGCTCTACGCAGAATGCGAGCAAGTGGGCCGTTATGTGCGGCCCGATCGCTGCTGACGCGGTAAAGGCCGAGCTCACGAACGGCACCGTGCCCAGCCCAAAGCACGTGCGCGGTCCGCTGTCTCACGACCGCGCCCGCAGCCTGGCTCGCCAACTCAACAAGCAGGACGCCGAGCAATGAACCGCGGGGCCTATCGCATGGCTATGGCCGGCACCGGCGGTGGCTACACCGTCGTCCGTGACCCGGACGCCGGCCAGATCGTCGCAGCCACGCTGCGCGGCGAAGGCCCCGCCTTGCCTCAGCTCGTGATGCGTGGGCCGCTGCGGTACTGCGACGCAAAGATCAACGTGGAGAAACTCAATGCCGCAGCAGAGGCCGCGTTACTACGTGAAATGGAACAACCGTGAAGGCTTCGTCGGTTGGGAAGTGCGCAAACGTCTAACCAAGATCGAAGTGCTAACTCACCAGATTTGCGATCACGCCATCTTCGAACTTGTCATCGCCGGACCCTACAACCGCCGTGCCCTGGCTGACTCTCTCGCAAGAAACAGGAACACAGAACATGAGCAACGACACTCCCACGAAGATCGTCAAAGCCCGGATCGGCCTGATCAAGCGCCAACCGTTCTTCGGCACACTGGCTCTGCGCATGAAGCCAATCATGCGCGACGACCTGAAGCCGCCGACGATGGCGACGGACGGCCGGAACCTCTACTTCCATCCGAAGTTCGTTGAAGACCATTCGCAAGAGGTGATCGAGGCTGCAGTGGCTCACGAGGTCGGCCACTGCGCACTGAACCACGTCACGCGCCGCGGTGCGCGCCAGCCCAAGCGCTGGAACTACGCGATCGACTACGCCACAAACGCGATGCTGGAGGACTGCGGGTTCAACATCCCCGACTGGTTCGTCCACAACGCCGCGTTCAAAGGGATGTCGGCTGAGGAGATCTACACCCTGCTGCCGCCCGAAGACGAGGACGGCAGTGGCGGCGGCAGCGGCAACAGCAACCACGGCGGCAAGGAGCCTTTCGACCAGCACATGGACTCGAAGGACGAAAACCTGGCTGCCGAGCTGGAAGTCGCCACGATCCAGGCGGCCCAGGCTCAGCGCGGCCGCGGTGAACTGCCCGGCTCGTTGAAGCGCTTCTGCCCGGACCTGGCCGAAGCCAAGGTCGACTGGCGTGCGGTGTTACGCCGCTTCGCTACCGACGCTGCACGCGACGACTTCTCTTGGATGAAGCCGAACCGCGCGTACATGAGCTTGGGCTTCATCATGCCCGGCCTCTACAGCGAGTCGGTGCGCGACATCACGACCGTGATCGACACGTCCGGCTCGATCAACGATCAGATCCTCTCGGCCTTCGGCGGCGAGATCGCTGACATCCGCAACAACTGCGAGCTGAAGCTGCTGCGCACGATGTACTGCGATGCCGCCATCAACCACGTCGACGAGTTCGAGCAGCACGATCACTTTGCTGTCACGCCGCATGGCGACGGAGGCACGGACTTCCGCCCGCCCTTCAAGTGGCTGCAGGAGCGTGACATCACGCCCACCTGCCTCATCTACCTGACCGACGGCTACGGCCCGTTCCCGGCCAGCGCGCCGCCCTATCCCGTGCTCTGGGTGATGACGACCGACATCGTCCCGCCGTTCGGTGAACACGTGAGGATTCAACTGTGAACTACGACCTCCCCAAGCTGCGCGAGATCGCGCTGGTGCTGGAGAACGACGGCGATTTTCACAGCCGCTACAAACCGAGTTCTCGGCATGGGAGCCGCCGCGAGCGTATTGACAGGGCGGCGGTGCGGGAAGGGTTCAAAACCACCCAAGCCGAACGTGAACAGCTGCGGCGGTACTTCGACAAACTCTGGAATATGCCCGCCCCTGACACGGACGACATTAGCGCCGAAATGTCTGCGCTGCCGACCCTCGATATCCACACTGACAACACGCCCGAACCGCAGCCCAAGCCGACCGATTACTCGGCGCTGCCGGACGGGACGCGGTTCCGCCTGGTCAACGGCAAGGTCGTGACGAAGGGCGTGTATGACGGGCCGCTTCGGCACGTCAAACCACGCTCACCGGTCGGCGAGTTTGCTGTTTGGATCATCTCGGACTGCGGCGAAGTCGCCGGGCACCTCAGCTTGCGCTGTAACGGCACGAATATCTCCGGTTTGAACTGGGGTATCGCCGAAGTCCTGCCCCCAGAAATTCAACCCGACCACCAGGTCACAACCACCCAGGAGATCCTCATGGACGCCATCATCGAAATCACCACCAAGACCCTCGTCAACGGCAAGGACGTCGCCGAGATGAAGGACAGCGAGGTCTACGCCTTGATCGCTGCCCAGGAGAACAAGGTCAAGGAGCTGGAGGCCATCGGCAACAAGCCCAAGAAGCTGGTGGCCGAGATCGACAAGCGCAAGGCCGGCATCCAGGCCTTGGTCGACTACCTCGACAGCAAAGAGCTGGCATGAAGCTCGACCGGAACATCAGCGTTGGCCTGGACTACTGCATCGGCACGCCGGTTGCAGACTTGGCTAAGCGCGAGGGCATCGCTGTCTCCCGCGTCTATCAAATCCTGAACAAGCTGGCGTTCCGGCACTGCTACTCGCACTCGATCACCATCGTCTCTAAGGACCGGATGCTGCGGGCGCTGCGCGACGAAGCCGAGAGGTATCTCGCCCACAACCAATATGTCGAGCCGGGGACGGCTCAGACGCCCGAAGAGTTCTACGCCGAGATGCTCAATGAGCCGCGCATTCACAACTTCTAAAAAGCTCAAAGGTTTCTCTTTCGAGGAACTTAGCGACGCCGCTAAAGAAACTGCGCGTGAGTGGTGGCGGTCTTGCAATACCCACGACGACGGCTGGTATGAGCCGGTGCAGGAAGACGCTATCAAAGTGTTCGCACTGTTTGGTTTCAGCGTCGAAGCCGATGACATTGCCTTTAGCGGTTTCTCCAGCCAGGGCGACGGCGCCTCGTTCGACGGGTATTACATCCCGCCGGAGATTCCCGTCGTGAAGGCGATCGAAGAACATGCTCCGAAGGACGAAACCCTGAAGGGTTTGGCAGGGCGTATTGACGTCCTGCAGACAACTCTTCAGCTGCGGTGGAACGCGAGTTTCCGTTGCCGCTTTTATCGAATGGGTCGACACTTCCATAGCGGCTGTATGCAGCTCGACGAAGGCGAATTGCGCCCCGGCGACCCGGATGATTTTGAAGACCGCGACCATACAGAAGACGAAATGAAAGCGATCGCGCGCGGCCTGGCTGATTGGCTGTATTCAAACCTCGAAGCCGAGAGCGAATATCTTCAATCCGACGAAGTCATCGACGAGGCCTTGGCTGGTAGCTACCGGTTCGACGAACTCGGCCATATCATCTAAGTTCGATCTACGAAAGAACTACACCCATGGCTGTCACCTCCTGGTCGCACTCCAAGCTCGTTGACTTCGAGAAGTGCAAAAAGATGTTCTGGCTCAAGCATGACCAGAAGATCCCCGAGCCCGAGCGTCCCCTGCCCCCGGGCAAGCTGGAGCACGCCAATGACCGCGGCACGCGCATCCATCAGAGCTGCGAGGACTACGTCAACGGCACGTCCGCCGAGCTGTGCTGGGAAGCCGAGAAGCACTTCGGCCCCGAGCTGGATCTGCTGCGCGTACTGCACGCCCAGGGCATGGTCTCGCTCGAAGGCGAGTGGGCTATGGACAACGAGTGGGTCTCCGCCGCCTGGAAGACCGGCTGGCTGCGCCTGAAGCTCGATGCCATCGTGCATCTGAGCAAGCAGCAGGCCATCGTCATCGACTACAAGTCGGGCAAGAAGTTCGGCAACGAGATCAAGCACGGCGAGCAGCTGCAGCTCTACGCGCTGGTCTCGTTCCTCCGCTACCCCGAGCTGGAACACGTCACCGCCGAGCTCTGGTACGTCGACCAGAACGAAGTGACCACGTTGCGCTTCACGCGCGACCAGGCCCTGCGCTTCCGTCCCAAATGGGACAGCCGCGGCCACAAGATCACCAGCTGCACGGACTTCCCGGCAAACCCCAACGTCTTCAGCTGCAAGTGGTGCCCGTACGGGCCGGCCGGCACAGGCCACTGCGCCGTGGGGAAACAATGAACCGCTACTTCCATGCGCTCAGCGCCGCTGTCGGCCCGCGTGTGCCCGCCCTGCCCTGGGTCGCCACCAGCCTGGCCGAGGCTGTCGACGAAGTCACGCTCGAAGGCGGTGACCCGACGAACGACCCGGCGGTGCTGCTGCTCGGCGCCTTCGTCGCATTCCACACCCACGCCGACGTCAACACGACAGGCGGTTATCACAAGCTCATCGACCTGTGCTTCGCCCAGGTCTACGGGAGGACTCTGCAGTGATCAAGAGCCGCGCCAAGGCCGCCCTCAAGGCCATGAAGCACCAGGTCGTGTCCCTCAAGCACGACGAATCCTCGCCTCTCGTGTTCGACATGAGCGACGCCGGCACGGGCAAGACCTTCGTGCGCATCATGGGCTTCGCCAAGCGCCGGGCCAAAGGCGGCGGACCGCTGCTGGTTCTGGCCCCGCGCTCCCTGCTTCGCGTGGCGTGGGAGGCAGATATCCGGAAGTTCGCGCCACACCTCACCGTCTCGGTGGCCACGGCTGACGTTCGCGAGAAGGCGTTCAACGTCGACGCTGACGTCTACGTTGCAAATCACGACGCTGTGAAGTGGTTGGCCAAGCAGAAGCCAGCGTTCCTCCGCAAGTTCGACGGTGGCGAGGTCGTCGTCGACGAGTCGCCGGCCTACAAGCATCACGCCAGCCAACGCTCCAAAGCTGCGGCGAAGGTGCTCAAGCGCTTCGACCGCCGGGCCTGCCTGACGGCCACGCCGACCAGCAACGGCATCACCGACCTCTGGCACCAAGTCCACCTCCTTGATGGTGGCCGGCGCCTTGGCCCCAGCTACTTCGGCTTCCGCAACACCGTGTGCCAGCCCAAACAGGTGGGCCAAAACGACAAGGCCATCCGCTGGACCGACAAAGAAGGTGCCGAGGAGGCGGTCTACGGTCTGATCACCGACATCGTGATCCGTCACCGTCGCCAGGACTGCATCGACATCCCAGCGACGCAGACCCACACCACCGGCTACGACATGACGCCTAAGCAGCAGGCCATGTACGACAAGATGGAGCAAGACCAGCTCATCCCCATCCTAGGCTCGCTGCCTGACCAGGTCACTGCCGCGCTGACTGGTCGTAAGGCCAAGATCATGGCCGTCAACGCGGCCGCCGTCGTCACGAAGTTGCTGCAGATCGCCAGCGGCGCGGTCTACGACGGCACTGGTGGCTACAGCGTGATCGATACGTCACGCTACGAACTGATCATGGATCTGGCCGAGGCGCGTAAGCACCCGCTGGTGTTCTTCTTCTGGAAGCACCAGCGCGACCTCATGATTGCCGAGGCCACCAAGCGCAGCATGTCGTTCGCGGTGATCGACGCCGACACCACCGACGCAGAGCGCTTCGCCATCGTCTCGCAATACCAGCTCGGTCAATATGACGTGCTGTTTGCGCACCCGCAGAGCGCTGCGCACGGCCTGACCCTCACCAAGGGCAACAGCACCATCTGGCCTGGCCCTACCTACAACCTGGAGTGGTTCGTACAGGGCAGCCAGCGTCAGGCACGCATCGGCCAGAAGAGCAAGACCGAAGTCCTCACCGTGATCGCCAACGGATCGCGTGAGGCGGAGATCTATGACCACATCCTCATGCCGAAGAACACCCGTATGAGCAATCTGCTGAACTTGGTTGCGCTGGGCACTGAGGACCGCGAGCTGGAGATGGCATGAGCTGGGCATCCGCTGTCAAAGATCGGCCGGTTCAAACCAAAGCCGACCTCACCCGCAAGCCGTCGTTGATCCCCGAGGGGTTCTTCAAGCCGGTGTTCGAGGCCGAGGTTATCGACTGGGCTCACCTGGTCGCCCTCGACTTCGAGACGCATTACGACGACGACTACACGCTGAGCAAGTTGAGCACGTCGGAGTACATCCGCGACCCTCGCTTCGAGGCGCTGATGATCGGCGTGAAGGTCGGCAACGCCAAACGGATCGTGGTGCCCGGCAATAAGCTCAAGACCTACCTCAAGACGATCCCGTGGGCTTTCTACAGCCTGCTCTGCCACAACACGCAGTTCGACGGCTTCATCCTGAGCCATCACTACGGCATCGTGCCGAAGCGCTACTACTGCTCGCTGTCGATGGCGCGTGCGCTGCACAGCAACGACATCGGCGGCAGCCTGCACGAGGTGTCGCTGTTCTATGGCGGCGCCGGCAAGTTCGCCACCGGCACCGAGGACTTCAAGGGTCTGCGGTTCAAGGAACTCTTCGCCAACAAGTCGAAGTGGAAGAACGCCTCCACCTATTGCGGCCAGGACGTCGACGAGATGCTGCGCATCTTCAAGGCCATGGTGCCGAAGATGCCCCGGACCGAGATGGACTTGATCAACCTGGTCACACGCATGTTCTGCGACCCGGTGCTCAAAGTCGACATCCCGCGCGTTGAGAAGGAGCTTGCTCGTGAAATCGCCGCGCGCAAAGCCGCGCTACTGGGCATCGTCAAGGAATCCGACTACGCCCACGAAATCAAGCTGATTCTGAAGACCAAGGACGAACGGGAGCTGGTCGGCGAAGACCGCGCCATGCTGGTGGCCAAGCGGGTTATCGGCAGCAACGAGCGGTTCGCGAACCTGCTGCGCGCCGAAGGCGTCGAGCCGCCGGTCAAGATCAGCCCGGCCTGGATCAAGAAATCCGTGGCCGAGCGCGACGACGACAGCAAGTGGACGTACGCGTTCGCCAAGGACGATCTCGACTTCATCAACCTCCCCGATGACGTCGATGCGCTGTCCGAGGGCCTGAACCTGGCTAAGGTCGCGGACGTGAAGAAGCTGGCCGCACGGCAAGCCCGGCTCCGCGCTCTCGTCGATGCGCGCCTGGCCGTCAAGTCCACGACCAATATCACCCGCGCCGAGCGCTTCTTGAAGGCTGGCGCAAACGGCATGAAGCTGCCAGTGGGCTATGCCTACTACCGCGCCCACACCGGTCGGTTGGGCGGCAACAACAAGATGAACATGCAGAACCTCACCCGTGGTGGTGAGCTCCGCCTGTCCATCCTGGCACCGGCCGGCTACATGCTGGCTGTGTGCGATTCGGGTCAGATCGAAGCCCGCGTAAACGGCTGGCTCTGGGGTCAGCAGGATCTGCTCGATGCCTTCCGTGCATCGGACTCCTGGGACAAGTCCAAGGGTGTGGCCACCGGTGCCAATCTCGACGCCTATTGCCGCTTCGCGACAGCAGTGTACGGTCGCGAGATCACGACGAAGGACAAGGACGAACGCTTCCTGGGCAAGGTCTGCGTGCTCGGTCTGGGCTACCAAATGGGCGCACCGAAGCTGCAGCTAACCCTCGCAAAGGGCGCGCTAGGCGGCCCGCCGATCTTCCTGTCACTCGACCGTTGCCACGAGATCGTCAACACCTACCGGCGTCTGAACCACCGCATCCAGAACGGCTGGAAGATCTGCTCGCAGATCATCGAAGACATGGCGGCGGGGCGAGGCGGTTCGCACGGTCCGATCTCCTGGGAGAAGGAGACCGTGTGGCTGCCCAACGGCATGGCGTTGAAGTACCCGGACCTCAAGAAGCGCCTGAACGACAACGGCTACGACGAGTGGACCTACCAGGGCATGCTCAAGGGCACGCCGGTCCGCAAGAAGATCTACGGCGGCCTGCTGTGCGAGAACATCGTCCAAGCGCTGGCCCGGATCATCGTGATGTACCAGACCTTGGAGATCGACAAGATCGACCGGGTCGTCATGAGCACGCACGACGAGGCTGTGGCCTGCATCAAGAAAGCCCGCGCGTCGTCAGCGATGACGCGGATGTTGAAGCTGATGAAGACGCCACCCAAGTGGTGCGCGGACATTCCGTTGAATGCCGAGGGTGGCTTCGATGTCAACTACTCGAAGTGACGGGCTGAAGATCACGAAAGTCTTTCCGCGAAGGCCGCCCAACTCCGGTTGGGTCTGCTTCGTCCGATGGCACAACGACGGTGGCCCATATGCCTGGTATGGCCTCAGCCCGCTCGGTGCCATGAAACGCGCAGTGCGGGGCGCTCGTGCCTTGATGATTAAAGAGGTATCTACGGAGCTGCGCAAATGAAGCGCCAGCGCGCCGACGGGCTGCAGATCGAGCGAGTCGAACACGTCAACAACTTTGTGTACTGCTGGAGGTGCGTCTACACGCGCCGCCGCACACGCCTGGTCGCCAGCAGCACGACGCGCTTCGGCGCCATGCGTGAAGCAGTGCGGAGTTCTAACGAGGCGCTCGCTCACGAGCTGGCGACTGAGCTGCGCGACCGAGGAAGGATCAACTGGCCATGAAGCCCGCTCGCTATTTCCAGGTTGAACACTGCAAGCCGCGTGAACCCTCCTATGACAACGAACAGACCTGGCAGGCGGAGCTCTGGTGGCGCGGTCATCCGTTCATTTGGTTTGGCAACTCGGCCTGGACCGCGATCCTCTCCGGCGCTCGTGTTCTTCGGCGATGGGAAGTCTCCAAGTTGTCGAGGGAACTGATGCGATGAAGCTCTTCAAGATCACTTCCGTCCGCCGGTCCCAAACCGGCCCTGGCTGGGTTGCCAACGCCGAGTCGCTCACCCTGACGCACAAGACCGGCTACACCGGCGCCATCGGACGCACACCGCTCGAAGCTGCGCGCTACGTGAAACGGACGGTGCAGCGCGACATCGTCAACCAGACAACGCGGGAGCTGCGGAGGTGAGCATGACGGTCTACGACAACCTCCGCCGCGCCGATTGGCTTGTCGTCAAGCGCACCTTCGGCGACACCGAGCTGCACGTCAGCTACAAGGACAAGGTCCGGCGCGTCTTCATGCCGTTTCACGCCTACCCTCAGGAGCTCTGGGACAAGGCCTGCGCAACGCGGCTTGAGATGGTCGCCGAGTGGAACGCCATCCGCGACGTCACTAAGGCGCTGATGTCATGACCGACACCGAGATCCTCAACGCTCTTGAAGAGGCGATGGGCGACGAGATCGCCATCGAGTTCAAACGCATCTGGCTCACGAGCCGAAGCTCCAAGTGGACTGTGAGCTACCAGGCTCAGTTCGAAGAGAAGGGCCAGCGGCAACTGTTCTCGATGGGCGGCGGTGCAGGTTTGCGCGACGCGATCCTCAAAGCCATCGACAACGACGTAGGCCGACGCGTTGACAACGTCACGAAAGAACTACGCCAATGACCGACACCGAGATCCTCAACTACCTGCAAGAGTCCGTCACCTACCGCCGCCGACGCAAAGGGCCGGAAGACATCGAGATCGGTTCGGTGACGTTCACCGTTGGTCTGCGCCCGAAGAACCTTCGCGAGCTTCTCGTCGAGGCGATCGCTGTTGACCTGGGCGTCCGCGAGCAGCGCGCCTGCAGCGAGGTAACCGCCGAGCTGTTGGGTGGCGGGAACAGTTAGGTGCGTTGAACTTTCTTCGCCCTCTCATCTAATTTCGATCTACACTCCGTCTAACAAAGGAGCACGCAATGTCCACTGCTACCGCTACCCGTTCTCGCGCCGCGGCCAAGGCCGTCAAGCAAGTCACCGCGGCCCTGGCGCCGCCCAAGCTCGGCGAGATCATCGACCGCATGTTCGACACCCGCGAGAAGAAGCGGAAGCTCGACGGTGATATCGCCAAGTTGGAAGCCGAGCTCAAGGAAGACGAGGAGCTGCTCCTCGAACGCATGAAGGCCGAGGCCACTGACAAAGCGGCCGGCAAGAAAGCCAGCGCCTCGATCACGATGGGCGTCGTGGCCAACGTCGAGGACTGGGCCAAGGTCGAAGCCTTCGTCAAGAAGACCGGCAACTTCCAGCTGTTTCAACGCCGCATCTCTGACCCTGCGTTCCGTGAACTCATGGAACGCAGGGGCGCCGTGCCCGGCATCACCCCGTTCGAGAAACGCAAGCTCAACCTGCGCGTCTTGAGCACCTGATCTAACTTAGATCGCAACCACAACGAAGGAGCCTTCATGGCCACGAAGAAACCCGCCGCTGCCCCCGCGGCCAAGACCGCCGCGAAGCCCTTGAAGGCGACCGTCGAAGCCAAGACCGCCATCGCCGTGCGCAAGCCCACCGGCGGCGCGATCGTGTCGATCCAGGAGGCCTTGAAGGCCCAGGTCGCCGGCATGAGCGAGCGCACCCAGCCGGCCGGCGGCAACAAGATCAAGCTGTCCCCGGGCAAGTTCTCGCTGCCGGATGGCACGGAAGCCCAAGGCGAGCTGCAGCTGGTCGTCGTCGACTTCGTGACGGTGCACAAGTTCTACGAGGGCAAATACGACTCGAAGAACATCGTGCCGCCCGGTTGCTTCGCGATCGGCGTGAACCCCAAGCAGATGACGCCTAGCGCCAACTCGCCCAACCTGCAGAGCGAGTCCTGCCAGGGCTGCCCCATGAACGAGTTCGGCTCGTCGGGCGAGGGCAAGGCGTGCAAGAACGGCCGCTTGCTGGCCGTGCTGCCGCCGGACGCGGACGACAAGACCGACATGTGGCTGTTGGAAGTCAGCCCGACGGCGCTGAAGAACTTCGACGGCTACGTCAACAGCGTTGCACGTCAGTTCCAGATGCCGCCGGTTGGCGTCATCACCACGGTCTCCCTGGACCCGAACGTGGACTACCCGAAGCTGGTCTTCAGCGACCCGCAGCCCAACAACAACTTGGAGCTCAGCTTCGCCCGACAAGGCGAAGCCCGCGAGATGTTGAATGTCGAGCCCGACGTGTCGGGCTGGCAGGCCCCGAACACCAAGGGCCGCGCTGCTGCCAAACCCGTGCGCCGCTGAACGGCGCTGAAAGATTCCCATGTCAGTCCGTCAGTGGCACGTCTCGCAAGCACTCTCATCCGTCGCGCGTCTGAACGAGCTGCTGAACGACCTGACAGAGGAAGAAGTGCTGGCCTGCCTCCGTCTGGAGGCGGCCAGCTCACGACGAGGGTCGGTGATCAACCGGCTCATTTCCCGAGCAGTTCGAATCAACGAGCTCTCATACGCAACTGCACTCAAGGAGCAATTCCATGCCCCGTTTTTCCACCAAGAACCTGACCCCGGCCGAACTGAAGGCGCAACGCAAGGAACTGGCCGCAAGCCTCAAGGCTCTCAGCGGTTCGGTCAAGCTGAACGGCGCCAACGTCAAGGCCGCTGAGAAGGCACACGGCGCGTCCGTTGCCGAGGCCGGCAAGACCCTCGGCGCCGCACAGAAGCAGCACGCCGCCGCGGTGAAAGTCGCGGACAAGGTCTTCGACGCCGCGACCAAGGCCGCCGGCAAGGAAGCCGCCAACCTGCAGAAGCAGGTGGATGCGCACACCGCCAAGCTGGCCCAGATCGACGAGGCCCTGACCCCCACCTCGGCGGCGCAAGCGGAACAACCCCAAGACGTGAAGAGTGCCGGCCGCAAGACCAAGGTCAGCGCCTCGGTCTAGTATCGGTCTACGGCCGTTCTGCGTTAGACGTGGAGCGGCCGTCGTTTTGGGCGCAGGCAAAGAGACAACAAAGGAAGAGGAACATATGAGCGAGGTGATGATCGACTTGGAGACGTTCGGCCTTGGTGCCGATGCGGTGATCATGTCTATCGGCGCGGTCAAGTTTGACCTGGCCAAAGGAGTAATCGAAGACTCGGCGTTCTACGCCAGCGTTTCCATCGACTCGAACCTGGAGCTCGGACGCAGCATCAGTGAAAGCACCGTCATTTGGTGGATGGAACAGGCCGCCGAGGCGCAGGCCGTGTTCAAGGAAGAGAAGATCCACCTCCGCGAGGCCCTAGAACAATTCACCGAATGGCTCGGCCATTCGAAGCACAACGTCTGGGGCAACGGCCCTGCCTTCGACCTTGGCAAGATCGCCCACGCTTACAAACAGTGCGGCTGGGACCATCCCTGGGAGTTCTACAACGAGCGTTGCGTCCGCACCTACCGCTCGCTCCCCGGCGCCAAGGCGATCCCCAAGGTGACGCCAGCCGTCGCTCATCACGGCATGCACGATGCCTATGCGCAGGCCCAGCACATCATCAACATCTACCAAGCGCTGTTCGGCGGCGCGCATACCGCCAAGCCAGCGAAATCTTCCATGGTGAAGGCACATGGCTGAACTCCATTACCCCGTCCCACCGCCCAAGGTGGCGCTGCCGAACAACGTCACCGACACGCTCGTCGAGCGCGGCAATCGTTACGGCAATTTTGTCGACCATGCCGAGGTGACCCAAAGGCTCAAGAACGTCATCGCCAGTGAGCTGGGGCGCCGCGGCAAGTCGCTGGCTGCAGATCAGCAGGAAGCTCTCGACATGATCTGCCACAAGATCGGCCGCATCGTGAACGGCGACCCGAACTATTCCGATAGCTGGCACGACATCGCCGGCTATGCCCAACTGGTCGACAAACGGCTGCAAGGCACGGTGCTCTGATGAGCGGCCCAGAGAACACGTTCATGGCGAGCGTGCACCGGCACCTGCCGCCCGACCTTTACCGCATGAAGACGCACAACCCGTATATCTCGGGGCCAGCTGACGTCTGGTACAGCGGCAGCAAACGCGACCTCTGGGTTGAGTACAAGTTCTTGGCGGTCCCGAAGAGACCGACGACGGTCATCGACCTCACTGCCGGCAAAGATCCGGCACTGTCTGTGCTTCAGCAGGACTGGCTCAACGAACGCTACGCCGAAGGCCGCAACGTGTGGGTCATCGTCGGCTGTAAGGCTGGTGGCGTCTTGCTGAAAGATAAGGACTGGATGCAACCACGCACTGTGGCGAATTTCCAATCCGCCCTACAGACTCGTGCTGAGCTGGCGACCGCACTGCGATACTTCTTGGAGTCTCCGTGAACTTTCAACCACTGTTCACCACAGCTCGCGTCGTCACCGCGGTGTACCGCATCGCGTCGACGATAACTCTTCTGAGCTACCTGGCCCGACGTCGTCGGCGTCAGGGACATGAGGTACCTCGCCGCCGTCGTCGCTTGCCGTACTGAGGTCGACGAAAATAGATCCGACACACATCGAAAGATGTGAGGAGATCGTTTTTACTTTGCCGCCAAACTTTTTACGGCGGCTCACCGGAGACCCTGAGATGAACGGAAGCCACAAGGACGGGCTGTACGGCGCTCTCGAAGAAGCGCTTAAGAATTCGGACGAGGCGCTGGACTGCGCAACTCTCTTCGATATGCCCGAAGTGAAGAAGCACGCATCGACCGTGAACCGCGTGTCGGATTATTTGGGCAATATGTGGCGTAAGGGTGACGTGGCTCGCGTTCCAGCGCCGCGCCTGGAGGGCACACGTGCCCGTTGGCTGTACGCCTGGAAGGGCCGCGTTCTAGCGAAGCCCACCCTCGACGAGATACGGAATACCGCGGAGTTCACCTCCGGCAAGGTGAACAAGATTCTAAGCAGGCCCTCGCTTGAGATCACCGAAGAAGGGCGGTCCGTTGTGATCACGACGGCGAACCTGACGATCACCATCAAACAACGCTGAGCTGCAGCTATCCTCTGGACAGCTCCGCCCAACCGTCTAAGCTAGATCTATGGACGACATTAATACGGCCGCGAAGAGCGAAGGGTGGGCACTCGGCACGATGTTCGAGAACGGCACCACTAAGCCGCTATGGGAGATCCGCGGCGTGACGATGGCCGATGTTGCAGCCCGCGCGCATGTGCTGGCTCTGGCGAGAAGTAACTCCCGCCTCCATCAACAGGCTTTGCAGGCGGTGTTCCAGAGCCGCGCTGCACCAGCAGCGAAAAGGAAAGCACGATGAAGGACTTCAAGCCGATGTTGGCGGCCAAGACGGCGCCCTCCCCCATCGTCCTCCCGATCTATTTCTCTCCGAAGCTGGACGGCATCCGCGCCACCGTCGTCGGAGGCCAGCTGATCACTCGCACGAAGAAGCCCGTCCCCAACAAGTACATCCGGTCGCTGCTCAGCAACCGGAAGTTCGAAGGCATGGACGGTGAGCTGATCGTCGGCTCACCTACGGCGCCGGACTGCTACCGCGTCTCCAATAGCGGCGTCATGTCCCATAACGGTCAGCCGGACTTCACGTTCTGGGTGTTCGACAGAGTGCCGTTCGATCGACCAGACCTGCAGTTCAAGCAGCGCTACCAGGCCCTGCGAAGCGAGGACTGGAACCCCGCCGAACGCGCGCGGCTCTTGCCGCAACAGCTGATCGAATCAGCCGATCAACTCGAAGTCGCTGAGCAGGCAGCCGTCGACGCCGGCTACGAAGGCGGCATAGGTCGCAGTCTCGACGGGCTCTACAAGTTCAACCGCGCAACGCTGGCCGAAGGCTACCTCTGGAAACTCAAACGCTTCCATGACAGCGAGTGCCAGATCGTGAGCATCGAAGAAGAGATGCACAACACGAACGCGGCCGAGACCAACGAACTGGGACGGACCAAACGCAGCACGGCCAAAGCCGGCCTGGTCGGTAAGGGCACGATGGGCGCGCTGTGTGTGCGCGACATCTACTCCGGTGTCTCGTTCAAGATCGGCACCGGCTTCACGGCGGCGCAGCGCGCACAGCCTTGGAAGATCGGTTCGGTCCACAAGTACAAGTTCTTCCCCGTCGGGGTCAAGGACAAGCCCCGGCATCCGGTTTACATCGGTCCGCGTTCTAAGCTAGATCTATGAGCACGCTCAAGATGCTGCGGGAGCTGAAGCGTCAGCTCGAAGTCATCGGATGCAGCTGTGTCGTTGACACGAGCGTCAGTCACCCGAAGGTAGTCATCACCCACCCGGACGGCGCGGTTCAGCAGCTCTCGATGGCGTCAAGCCCGAGGGATGAGTCGCATCGGATCACCAACGCGATGCAGGAAGTGCGTCGCTTCGCGAGGAAGAACGATGGGAAGCACCCGCTGGGCGCGCAACCGCCGCCTGAAATGTGAATGCGGCGGCTACTGGTTCCCCCACCGTCGTGGTGGCGGGGCTTGTGACCACTCGGCCACACGCGACATCCACTTGGCCATTCGGTCGCGCGACCAAGACGCGTTTATCAACGCGACCTGGGACGCCTCCACCAAGCCTGCAAAGGACTGCCCGTTTTGACTACGCCCGCTCAATTCCGCTACCCGTCACTGGGTGACCCGAAGCCCCGCCCGAACCAGCGCGTGATGCTGATCAAGGCGGACAACAAGCACGAACCCGGCCTGTGGTCGGACGACTGCAAGGCCTGGTGCGTCCTGCATTCGGCCGAACGCAAGAAGCCCAAGGAGAACGCACTGTGAAGATCTACCAACTGACGAATCCCGAAGACCTCGACGACGAACCCAAATTTGCCGGCGGCCTGAGCGACATCAAGGCGCTGGCGCGCGCGGTGCCGACGGCTCTGCGTAAGCAGCATGCCGTCCACGAAGCCAACGTGCAGACCGACAAGGCCGGCGTCGTGGCGATGCTCAACGGCAGCCCGATCATCACGATCTCCCGCACCTTCAGCGTCACCCCGCGTGGCGGCTTGAAGGAAGAGGTCAGCTGATGGCCTGGGGCGACTCCTGGGGTCGCGCTCCCGGCCGCTCACCGAAGGCGGTCGCGGAGGCGTTCTATGCCGGCCGGCCGCACCAGCGCACGAACTGCGGGACGGACGGCCATAGCTACAAGCTGAGCGGTCTGACAATCGCCTCGCGTGTGTGGCCCGAGCATGAACTGCACGAGATCACCAACGCCCTGAAGGGATTGCCGCATCGACGTTCGCTGGAGTTCAGCTTTGCTGGCTACCCGACGCCAATGACGTGCCGGCACCTCCGGGCGCTCGGCGTCGACTGCGACACCGATTGGTTCGAGGGCCGCGACGCCCACGGCAAGTTCATCAAGGTCAAGGTGGCCCTGATGCGTGGTCGGCGCGTCGACCCCAATCGCTTCTACACGCTCGAAGAACTGGCCGAGATGCCGGAGTGGAAGCGTCCTGTGGAAGAGCCAAGGACACCACGGAACATGACCAAGGCCATGAACCTGGAGCTGAACTTTGGCTGATGCCAGACCCATCACTCTCGACGTGGTGCCTGCAGCCAAGCTGTTAGGCATCCACCCTGAGACGCTCAAGAAACAAGCCGCCTCCGGCGAAGTCCCGGGGGCCAAGTGCGGCCGCAAGTGGGTCTTCATCGAAGCGGACCTCCTCAGTCACATCCGCGCGAAGTACGCGCCCAAGGTCACATTGCCATGCCTGCAAAGAAGCAAGGGCTCTACCAGCGCGAACCCGGCGGCGTCTGGTACGTCGACATCCATCACGCTGGGCATCGGGTACGTCGCTCAACTGGACAATCTGATTACAAGAAGGCCGAAGCGGTCCGCAACGACATCCTCCTGAAGCTTCTTCAGCACGTTCCAGTGCTGAACGAACACAGCTGGGGAGAGGCAGTTCTAGAGTGGGCTAAGGCTCGGCCGCGGAGCGCGTCGGATCTGTTGAGCCTGAAGAAGTTCGCCCGGTATTTTCCAGACTGCGGGCTCAGCACCATCACGCGCGACACCGTGCATGAGGCGCTGAGCTTCTGCAGGACCGACGGCACGTACACGCGCTACCGCACGCTGATCGCAGCGATCCTGAACCTAGCCGTGGATAACGGCTGGTTGAAGGAGGCGCCCAAACTCAAGCAACGCGAGAGCAAGGTGGCCAAGACACGCGACTGGCTCACTCACGAGCAATGGGACAAGCTCTACCTTGAGCTGCCCGAGCACCAGCGCGCGCCGGCCGCCTTCAGTATTGAGGTGGGCTTGCGCAAAGCTAACACGCTGGGCCTGCAGTGGAAGCAAGTCGATCTCAAACGCCGCGTGGCATGGGTTGAGGCCGAAGACACCAAGGCCGGCAGAGCGCTCGCGGTGCCGCTCAGCAACAAGGCTGTCGAGATCCTCCAGGCTCTGGTCGGGAAGCACAAGACGTATGTCTTCGTGCATCGCGGCAAGCCGCTCGGTGACACGAAGACCGCTTTCAAAGCTGCGTGCATCCGTGCGGGGCTCGGCCGGATTGCAAAGCGGCCGAATGGTGAGCTGTACTACGACGGGTTCACCTGGCATGGCTTCCGCCACACGTGGGCCACCTGGCACGTCCAGAACGGCACGCCGCTCGACGTCCTGCAGAAGCTGGGCGGCTGGGCTGACCTCCGCATGGTGATGCGCTACGCCCATCACTCCCCTGGCCACTTGGCCTCGTTTGCCAACAACACCAAGAGGACTTCTCATGACTGACCAACAACGCCGCGAAATCGACACTCATTACCGCCGTGTCCACGGCGAGCAAGCGCTGTGCGCTGCGATCCACAACCTCATCGACAACGAGTGCTGGTTCTCCATCACGCCGGAACCGGACGACATGTGGCGGATCAACGTGAAGTCGGACTGTGTCGACTTCCTGCCGCCGGGCAAGGACTGGAGCGCCGCGAGTGACGCCGAGCTGCTCGCCTTCGCCGCCACTCAACTCCCGGATCAGATCGTCGACTTCAACACCGGCGAAACGATCCTAAGCGACGACGCTGCTATTGACGGTCGCGGCGATGACGGCTTCCGCGTCACGACGGTGACTTGGATCTGCTACCCCCGGGACCGGTCATGAACGACCGGATCACCTCTGTCGAGTCCGGCGTGCCTGAAGCAATCCGCAAGGCAGCCAGGAACGTCTGTGACTACTTCGCCAACCGCGGCGTGATGGTCTGGCAGCTCGAAGACATGCGCTCGAAGGGGTTCGACGCCAAATTGCCATCGGTTGAGCGCGACCTGATGCCCAAACTCGGCGAGACCGTGCTGATCCACCTGGCGAGTCAGGACTCGTGGGTAGAACACTCCGTCGTCGGCTTCTACGCCTGGGGTGACCTGAAGGGCGACTCAGCGCTCGTGCGTCTCTTCGTCCGGGTCCAGGACAGCCAGGGCTATCTCAACGCCCGGCTGCTGAAGGACGTCCGCCGACTGGACGAGACGCCGTTCATCGCATCAAAGAGGGCTGCAGCATGACCACCGAAAAACCAATCCCCCAGCCTGCACAGACGCACACGCCCGGTCCTTGGCGCGTCGGGAATGGCGACACGCGCACCGGCTACACGGTGGTCCTTGGCGACAACGAGCTTTTGGTCGGCGGCTGGGGGCTGCGTTCACTCGCCAATGCCAGCCTGATCGCTGCCGCGCCAGAGCTGTTTGCCGCCTGTCAGAAGTTCATGGATGGCATCTCAATCCTGAACGACGGCCCAGACGAAAGCGATGTTGCACACGCGCAAAACCAGCTGGTTGAGTCCTTCAAGTTGGCCCGTGCCGCAATCAACAAGGTCACAGGAGCTCAAGCATGACCACCGAATTTCAAGCCAAGCCCACGCCGGCCTGCACCTACCGATGCGAGGCGTTCCCGGAATGTGGCTGCGTGACGCCCGACCGCCAGCAGGCCCTGGCAGCGATTAATCATGTCTTGGACTGCCTGCTGCGCGACTCTCCGGACGAAATTCAGGCGGCCATGCTCGACCGTGCTGCCGGTGCCTTAC